GTTAATACCACAGGTGCCAGCAACACAGCTGTTGGCGCTAGTGCGATGGGATCCAACATCACAGGACATAGCAACGCTGCTTTGGGTACAAATGCTTTGTCTCTTAACACTACAGGTGATAGCAACGTTGCCATTGGCATAAGTGCTTTAGGTGCCAACACCACCGCTGACGACAATACCGCTGTTGGGGCTTTGGCCCTAGACGCTAACACTACTGGTACCCAGAACGTTGCCGTTGGTAAATCTACTTTAAGCGCCAACACCACCGCTGACAGCAACACTGCTGTTGGAGCGTCGGCTCTAGATGTTAATACCACAGGTGCCAGCAACACAGCTATTGGCTCTAGTGCGATGGGATCCAACATCGACGGGCATAGCAACGCTGCTTTGGGTACAAATGCTTTGCTTCTTAACACCGCAGGTGATAGCAACACAGCTGTTGGCATAAGTGCTTTAGGTGCTAACACCACCGCTGACGACAATACCGCTGTTGGGGCTTTGGCCCTAGACGCTAACACTACTGGTACCCAGAACGTTGCCGTTGGTAAAGATGCTTTAGGTGCTAACATCACCGCTACCGGCAACACCGCTGTTGGATATGTTGCACTGCTTGCCAACACTACTGGTGCTAACAACACCGCTGTTGGAAGTCGGGCATTAGATGCTAACGTTGAGTCTAACGACAACACTGCTGTTGGATATAACTCAATGACTGCCAACACTGAAGGTCATAGCAACACCGCTGTTGGAAGTAAGGCACTAGACGCTAACACTGACGCTGACAACAACACCGCCATTGGATTTAATACACTGGGTGTCAACACTACTGGCATTAACAACACCGCTGTTGGAAGTTTGGCACTAGACAACAACACTGACGCTCCCAACAACACAGCTGTGGGTAAAGGCGCTGGAACTGCCGTCACCACTGGTCATGAAAACACTCTAATTGGTACTATATGTCATGACAACTTAACCACTGGCGACCTCAACACCGCCTTGGGTTATAACCTAGCACCTAGTGCTGTTGGCGTGGACTCTGAAATAGTAATAGGGTCAAGCACCATAGGAGGCGGTACAAACACAATAAGAATTGGAACAGCTGGCGGGCATGCCACTCTGGGACTTGATGGCTCTGATTCCTCATGGTCTGCTGATTCTGATGCAAGACTTAAAAAAGATGTTGCAACATCTACAGCAGGTTTAGAGTTTATTAAAGATTTACGCCCTGTTACATTTAAATGGCAACTTAAAAATGCTGTTGAAAGCAACCTGCCTCAATATGATGCGGATTCTTCAGAACCTATATATGGAGAGGGTAATACTCATCATGGATTTATAGCCCAAGAAGTTAAAACAGTTATTGACTCTCATTCAGATGTTGTTAATGGTCACAATGTCTGGCACGAAGACCCCGATGGAACTCAACAGGTAGCACCGGGGGCATTAGTGCCAATGCTAGTGAAAGCAATACAAGAACAAAACATTTTAATTGAAGCATTAACTGCAAGAATTATAATCTTAGAAGGATAGACACTCATGGCAATTACATACACTTGGACTGTTAAAGACATGTCCGTTTTACAGTCACCATCCGAAAACTTTGTTGTAAGCGCACATTGGTTGTGCAGCGGCACCGACGGCACCCGCACTGCTGAGATAGATGGATTTGTTAAATTTACCGAAGTAAGTAGCGCTACTTTTGTAGCTTACGCTAGTTTAACACAATCTGCTGTTTTAGGATGGGTTAATGTTGAACTCGGTACAAACGGAATAACTAGTGCACAATCATGTGTGGAAGGACAAATTAATTCTATGATCACACCTCCCGTATCACCTACAAGCGCTGCGGTTCCATGGTAAATAAATACAATGACTGCTAGATCACCTCTATGGTTTAATAGTGGAAATCTTCAAGAGATGACTGCTGGTGAAATTGTTGAATGGCAAGCTGCAGCAATTTTTGTTTACGCCAGTGGACCAACTGCTGTACTTACAGTTAGTAGTAGTTCGGCGGGTGATCTTGCTGCTATGTCTGATACGAGAAAGAAAGCTGGTGCCACATCACAAGCCAATGATGCTTATGTTGCTGAAAGTTCTACTGCTGAACCGGGAACAGTAACAGTTTCATATGACAGGGTTGATAATACGTATACTACAAGTGGGGTTGGCCAAACTGCTGATAATGGAATAACTATGCCAGTTTATTATGATGGTAGTGGGTCGATTGTTGCAATGAATCTTGCAGATTTTAAAGATACTTTTGTTGAACCTGCGATTGATCTAATGATAGCAAGCTCAGAATCAAACAATACGGGTGGAACTTATACTGTTACTACATCTTCATCAGCAGCATCAGGATATACTAATGTATCTACTACCGCAATATTCACTGATACACGCGCAGACGTGGGTGCGTATAGTTCTGCTGGTATTCCAGAGACACTTGATCAACCAACAACAATAACGAATTACTTTCTTCACAGAAGGGATGGTGCAGATAGCACTCCATCAAGAAACCTTTTACTTATCGATGGTGACGCCAACCTGATAGAAGGTGCCACTGCCACTATGAAAAGTCTCATAGGAAATTGGATACGTTTTGATACTGCTAATACTAGTGGCCAAAAAATTGTATACACAATGGCAACGTCTGGTGGTGCCACAAGAGGAACTGCTATAGTTGATACTCGTCTTAATGGTAATGGTAATTATACAAGGAGACAAGTTGGTGATGATTATCGTTCACAGGAATTTCCAGATGGTTCAGCAGCAACAATAACAACCTATAATCTTAGAATTGCTAAAGGTGGTTAATATGTATATAGAGAGTGGGAGATATTAATGTCATATTCATGGTCAGATAAAATTACAGATTATTATTACAGCAATCCAGAACTGGATACTGTTGCAGTTTTGTGGACAAACCCAGATGATGGTCTTGTTAGAGAACATTATATTTTGATAGATGAAGCAGATGAGCAGTGGAGAGATTTTGCAAAAGAAGTTTCTTATGAGGATATAGATAAACGTACTCAGGTTCGTCATGAACAGTTTCGTGAAGAGTTTAGGGAAGCTTTTCAGAATTATGCTCAAAGAAATAATGTTGAAGTTGAATCTGACAATGATAATATTTTGTTAAATGCTATGTTTGAATTTGACCATGAAAATGAAAAACATAAAGATATTCTTTTTAAATTAAAATTAAAAATGTTTGAACAAGAAGTTGTGAATAAAAGCAAAAAGAGAACATCAAAAACTGATATTCGTAAAGCAGAAACTCCACTGGAGGCTATTAAAGCATACGCATCATTTTTCTAAAAGAGGATTTATATTATGAATATATTATGTGTTAATTGGGGCGATAAGTATGGTAAAAAATACGTTGAGAAACTGAAACAACAATGCGAAAAGAACTGTTCAGTTCCTTTTAATTTTTATTGTTTAACAGATAAACCGACAGAAGATTATGACCGGCAACTTCCCACAACTTGGGACTCCTATGAAAATGGAAAGTTTTGGGCATATAGAAAATTTTATATGTTTAATGAAAGCCAACTCGGCATCACAGGTAAAAACTTTTTATACCTTGACCTTGATGTAATTATTCACCAAGACTTAAAATATTTCTTTGAATTACCTATGGATAATCCTTGGATTGTTCATGGGTGGTGGAATGATATTGAAGTATGTAAAAAAAACTTCGCAAGGTTTAAATCTACACCAATAAACTCATCCATCATTCGGTGGAATAGTAATCAATTAATAGAAGTATATAATCATATTGAAAAAAATATAGACACTATATTTTTCACATATCCAACTATAGATAATTATCTAAACCATTTCTTCTATGATATGTATGGAGATAAATCTTTCTTTAATGTTTTTCCTATTGGAGATATTTATTCTTGGTATAAAGGAAACGTATTTCCTGACGATATTGAATCTAAAAAATTACGTAAAGAATGCAAAGTTTGTCTGTTTAATAATAGTGGAGAAACTAATGATGTTGAAGAGTTAAAATCTTTATGGAATATTTAAAATATACACCTGAGTTAGCTAACGATTGGAAAAACGCATTATCAAATTCAGAATCATATTTGTTCAAACGAGCAATGGATTCTATGAATCAATCTCAATTAGAAAGTAAGTTGTGGATAATCCAAGAATTAATTAAGTTAGAAATTAAACCAAAAAGAGTTGCAATACTTGCTGGGTGGTTTGCACAATATATCGTTCCTCTTTTGTATGATAATTTTGAATCTGTAGAGTGGGTAGAAAACTTTGAAATTGATCAGAATGTTAAACAACTAAGTTATAAATTTAATAAAAGATATAAAGAAGAAGAAAAATATAAAATACGAATTAGAAATGTTATGTTTGATAAAATACATAAAATACAATACGGTGAAGATACGATAATCAATTGTTCATGTGAGCATATGTATCCAATGTGGAAATTTAGAAAAATAAATGAATCGATTTTAAAAAATCCTCTATATATATTACAATCATCCAATGACAGACAATATGATGATCATATTAATTGTGTGGATAGTGTTGATGAATTAACTGATCAAGCCAATATGGTTGATGTAATGTATAGCGGCGAAAAACAATTATCTAATGGTATGACAAGATACATGGTTATTGGAAGATGAATCCAATAGAATGGTGTAGGAAAAATGATATTTGGTATCTAAAAATAGATTTAGAAATACCAGAGGTAATCATTAAAGAAGCCCAAACAGTATATGATGAAGGATTTTTTGTAGAGCATAGACTACAAGATGGTGGTGAATGGTTTTCTTCTTCAATACATGGATTTGTTCATGAGAATGAAATTGATACGTCTTTGGGTTGGCGCAATACTATGAATCCAACTGGTCATGATTATACCGAAGATACAGTGAAGTGGGGATGGACTGAAGTTGCTGAAGTTGCGCCAGAGATGAAGAGGTGGTTGGAATACTTTCCACATAAACATTACAGGCGTTGTCGGTTCATGTTAATAAAGCCCGGTGGAAGTATTAATGCTCATCATGATGCTACAGATGCGAGAATAAATGAAGGTAGACAAAGAAATATATCTGCTGCTATTAATTTATCAATCTATCAACCAGAAAATTGTTATCTGAGAAGAGTAGATACAAAGGAAGAATTGCCCTTTGATAACTGCACTGGATTTTGGTTTGATAATGGAGTCACTCATGAAGCACTAAATAGTTCATCTGAAAATCGTTTTCATTTTATTGTTCATGGTGGTTCAAACAAAGAAAGAATTGAATTAATGAAACGGTCTATGGTCAAACAGTTTGGTAAGGACGTATTAAGGGAATTGGATTAATGAAAAGCTTTGAAGATTTCAAAAGTCTTTGGAAATTAAAAACTAAAAATATAAAGATTAAGAAACCTGATTTTTTATTTTTGGTAGTGTATCCTGATAAACTTGAATGGGATTTTGGTATAGAGAAACAAACACAAACAACAACTCTCATGGTATCTGGTGGTTTAACTGGATCGGGATCAGGACATGATGTTCAGTTCTGTTATAGAAGCGAAGTTAATGATTTATTGAAAAACTGCACTCATACACATGCAATGATTGTATCTGTTGGTATGGTTTTTGATATGATAATATCATCTATATCAACTGATAAAAAGTGGAGAAAAAATTTTTCTGAATCAGGAAAAAAAGTAATACCAAATCAAGTAACTACTATCACAGATTTTTTTGATTTTGTTGAATCAGAAGAATACTGCAAGGGTCATATTATGGCTCATCCTAATAAACCAGCTTATCTACATCACCAACATATAAATTTAAATATAAATATGTGGAAATCTATTGGTTGTCCACGACTAAATGAAAAATGGGATGATTATGAACGTAGTATAGAAAACTATCATGATGATTATACACCTCAGTGGATTAAACCAAAAGGTCGGCCGCTGATTATTAATTTTAACCATAGTGAGAGAACTCGAAAATCATTTTCATATTATAAAACTAGGTATAATGAAGAATGGAAAGACCTAGATAATGTAGATCATAAAGATTTTTATTTTAGTCGTTTCATGACTCGTATTCATTCAGTTTTCTATCTTTTCAACACAGAATCTTTTCATAAAATTCCGACAGAAAATTTTGATATTATATTCTCACCAACTGCTGGTTATAATACTGAATTACTTGTTGAAAAGTTGAACTTTAATGGCGAAGTAATTTTCTATGACTACACTCAGAAAAATATTGATACGAAAAAAACTATTGTTGAAATGAATATGTCTTTAGACGAACTTTATGCATATACAGAAATACAACGAAAGAAAAAAATAGATATAGTTGATAATTCTAAAAATGCGGCCGTGATTGAAAGAATAAGCTCTATGGGAAGTCATGAAAATCTTAGAAAACTTCAAGAGAAAATGCTAAATGAACAAGATATAGAGTATTGGTTAATGAATATTATAACACCAGACTATAACAAACTTTCTGAAAAAATCAAGGGTAAAAATGTTTTCTTTGACACAAGTAATATATTTAGTTATCATATGTCACATGCATACTACACTTTAGAAGAATTAGTAAATTCATATAATAAACTACATCAAGTTTTAATTAACTCTGCAAATATTTGTTGGTTTCAAGGAACTCAGCCAACCAAACAATGGGATAGAAGATGGATATGTTCTTAGACCTTGAGATTATAAAAAATGAATTAATGGTTTTACCACAAAATAAATCTTTTTGTCTGCAAGGAGTTGAAGAAATTGATAATGATCCATTTTTTGGTGTGGGACATATTAAACATTATAATCCATATAAAGAAACAGATTTTGTATATCCTAACTTTGATATTCCTCATATTAACTCTTTAATTAAAAAATTAAACATGTACAGAACCAGAGTGATGATATTGGAACCAAAATCTTGCTATTCAATTCATACTGATCCAACAAAAAGAATTCATATACCAGTTTATACAAATGAAAAATGTTGGATAATTGTTAACAAAGAAATTATATACCTTCCTGCTGATGGTAATTATTATGAGATTGATACTACACAGCAACATACGGCACTAAATGGATCATCAGAAAATAGAATACATATAGTTGGATTAGTAACATAAAAATATTTGCAGTTAGAATAGGTGATAAGTATGGTCCAGAATATGAAAAATATTTGGAAAATAAATTATCCAAGTATGAAATTATATGGATAAGAGAACCCTATAACCAAAAAGTAACTTTACAATGGAACAAGATGTGGGGAATGCAATTGGATATTGACGAACCAATTTGTGTGATAGACATTGATATTTTGTTGATAAATGACTATGAAAAAATATTTGAGTATCCTGTAAATCCTGGCCAATTTATTGCAATGCCAGGTTGGTGGAGAGATACAATTAAAAGTAACTATGTTATTAATGGTGGATTTTTTAAATACTATCCAAAAGATTGTCGTTATATCTTTGATAAATTTATGTCAAATATACATGGTTGGCAGAGATATTATATAGACAATAAAACCACTGCCGGTCCAGTAAATGGAGAACAATATTTTGTTGAAGATTCTGTTAAAGAAAGATTAGAACTTATTACGTTACCAGAAAGTTGGTTTACACGATGGGTTGTAAATGAAGATATTAATTATGGTAAGGATATGACTAAATGGCAGATTCAAATAACAAATAAATATAGAAAAATAACAGGAAATGATTATATTTATTTGGGTGGTGAATTTCATCCTGATATAAAATTTGTTCATTTTACACACAGAAACAACAAGCCACATGAATGGGAAGATTATAAAAATCATGCATAATTCTGTAGAGAATATAACATGGGAAGAAATTAAATTTATATGGGAAAAATATTTGTGGCCAAATAAAAAATCTGGAGTTAAACCATTTAATAAATGGACATGGAAATATCCGGGTAGATCTTTTGGTTTAAACTATGATATGAATGTATCTCCTGTTTTCTTTGGAATATATGAAGATGATAAACTTGTATCAGTCAACAGTTGTTATATGAGTAATGTTTGGGAAGATTCTATATATTTTAGATCAAGAGGTTTATGGACAGACCCAGAATGTCGTAGAAAGGGATATGCTTCTTTAATATTACTCGAAACTATAAAGTATGCAAAGGAAAATAATGGAACTTGGATATGGACGGTTCCTAGAAAAACTGCATTGCCTGCATATGAAAATGTAGGATTAAAACAATGGTCTAAATGGAAAAATGATTTAGAATATGGTCCAAATTGTATTGCAATAAAACAAATCTTATAAATATATAAAAAAAGGATACTTATATGGCCATACCCACAAGCAAATCAACATTTAAATCGTATTGCCTGAGAGCATTGGGTTCTGGTGTCATCGATATTAACGTATCAGATGATCAGGCAGATGATCGCATTGATGAAGCTCTTCAGTATTTTGCTCAATATCATTATGATGGCATTGAGAAAATGTATCTCAAACATCTAATTACTGAAGCAGATATTGCCCGAGGAAAAACAAATGTATCCACAATTGGAACTGATTCAGTAGATAATACTATTACTGATACATTTCTAGAAGGTAGTAATTTTATTCCAATGCCTTCTGCTGTTGTGTCAGTGATACAGGTTTGGCCGTTTTCAGGTATAGGTGGTGGTTCTAGCATGTTTGATGTTCGTTACCAGTTGCGCCTTAATGACTTATATGACCTATCCTCTACTTCTATTGTTGAGTATCAGATGGCAATGGGTAATCTAGACCTTTTAGAACATATTCTTGTTGGTGAAAAACCAATTCGATTTAACCAACATCAAAATCGTCTTTACATTGACGGAGATTGGTCAAATGATTTTGTTGCTGGTGAAGATTATATCATTGCAGAATGTTATCGCAAAATAGACCCAGCAACATTCACAGATATTTTTGATGATATTTTCCTAAAAAGATATGCAACTGCTCTTATTAAGCAACAGTGGGGTGCAAACTTATCCAAGTTCAGTGGTATTGCTATGCTTGGTGGTGTTACTATGAATGGTGAAAGTATTTATTCACAAGCACAGGAAGAGATTAATAAGTTGGAAGAACAAATTCAACTTACGTTTGAATTGCCAGTTAATTATATGATAGGGTAATTTATGGCGGTTAATAAACATTTTCATTCGCCTGGACTTGCTGCTGCCACAGCTGACCAACCTCGTGCTTGGCAATGGCGTTCGCACTTGCAAGTGGAGAAATCTTTATATGCTGATTTAGTTGCAGAAGCTATTCATCATAGAGGACATTCTGTATTTTATCTTGATCGTACATTAGTTGCAGAAGACAATGTTTTTGGCGAAGATGCACTATCCAAATTTAATAAGCAAGCTTCCATTGAAATGTATATGGAAGATTCTTCTGGTGGTTATTCTGGCGAACTTGAATTGATGAATAAATTTGGTTTGCAGAACCTTAGTGAAGCAACCTTCGTTGTAAGTAAGAAAAAGTTTCAAGAAAAAACAAAACAAATAGAAATAGAAACGGCAACAGACTTAACATCGTCTGGTTCTATCCAATTAGAATCTGGTACAATTGCAATTTCTAGTAGTGAAGTATTTTATATTTCAAATGAAACTGATGCAACAGATTTGGATAGGCCATTAGAGGGTGATGTAATTTATCATCCAACTTTAAAGAAATTGTTTGAGATTAATTTTGTTGACCACGACGATCCTTTTCATCAATTAGACAGCAATCCAGTATACAAAATGCGTTGTCGTACATTTGATTATAGTTCTGAAGTGTTGGATACAGGTATTAGTGAAATTGATGCAATTGAAGATGCGCTTTCGACTTCAAGTTCTGAATACCAGATTCGTCTTGAAAGTGAATTTACAGTAACAGTTATAACATCAGATAATATATCTCTTACATCAGATACAACTAATATCACAGCAGATGCAACAATAGCGGACATAGAGTCTTTGAATGTAATTAGTGGTAGTATACTACTTGAAACTGGTAGTAATCAATATATTATAACTGAAGAATATTATATTGGTGATTATGTGAATGACAAAACTGCACAAAATGAATTGTTTGATAAATTAGATGATGCAGTCTTAGATTTTTCAGAATCTAATCCATTTGGTGATGTAGGGAGTTTAAACTAATGACTACAGGTCAAATAATTACAGCTGAACAATCACTATATGCCAACTTGGTTGCAGAAGCAATTCAAATTCATGGCCATGATGTTCATTATATTGATAGAACTATTGTAGCAGAAGATAATGTTCTTGGAGAAGATACACTTTCAAAATTCAGCTCTTCTGCTAAAATTGAAATGTACGTTGAGAATGCTGAAGGTGGTTATTCCGGCGAACTTGAATTGATGAATAAATTTGGATTGCAAAATCTGAGTGATATAACCTTCGTTGTATCAAAAAATAGATTTCAAGAATTAACAAAACAAATTACAATTGAAAGTGGTACGGATACAACAGGTGGTGCTATACTTTTAGAATCTGGAACAATATCAATATCTACATTACAAGGTGAAACATATTACATTCTAAATGAAACTGATGCAACAGATTCAGATAGACCATTAGAAGGCGACTTAATTTATCACCCCATTTTGGAAAAATTGTTTATTGTTAATTTTGTTGATCATGATGCATCTTTTAATCAATTAGATAATAACCCTACATATAAATTACAATGTCGTACATTTGATTATAGTTCTGAAATGTTGGATACGGGCATTAGTGAAATTGATGCAATTGAAGACGCACTTTCAAATGCAAGTTCTGAATACCAGATTAGTCTTGAAAATGCAACAATTGTTGGACAATCATTAACTGTAGATCGAACATCTTATACTCTTGATATAACTAATGTTACTGTAGATGCTGCAACAATTAGTACAGATGATGATCCAGCATCGTTTGGTGGTAGTATACTACTTGAAACTGGTAGTGATGAATATATTATAACTGAAGACTACTATATTGGTGATTATGTAAATGACAAAACTGCGCAAAATGAATTGTTTGATAAATTAGATGATGCAGTCTTGGACTTCGCAGAATCTAATCCATTTGGTGATCCTACATGATTAATAACAATATTATTATAATAAATAACTATAGGAGAATATAGATGGCAAATCAATCACTTGGAATAGGCGGCGCAGCAGACGATGGAACTGGCGATAATCTACGTATAGCTGCTGATAAAATTAATGACAACTTCTTAGAGATTTATACTCTAATTGGAGATGCATCGTCTTTGACGAGTGGTATTAGTGCAACTGCGACAGTCGTGACTTTAACTGCGCCAACAATTACAGGTGTAGTTGCTGGAACGCAAACATCAGCAACAATTACAACTCTAACAGGAACTACTTTTAATGCTGGAACTCTTGCATTAGCTGCTGGTTCTATTACAGATAGTTCTGGTGCAATTTCTTTTGGTAATGAGAATCTAACAACAACAGGGACAATTACTGGTGATGTTACAGGCGATGTTACAGGTGATGTTACAGGTAACGCAGATACCGCAACTACACTCGCGACGGCCAGAACAATTGGTGGAACCTCATTTGATGGTAGTGCTAATATTGCGGTAGGTTTATCGGCAACTTCAACTATATTAGCAACTGCAAGAACTATTGGTGGCGTATCATTTAATGGTTCTGCTAATATTAACTTACCTGGCGTAAATTCTGCTGGTAACCAATCAACTTCTGGTCTTGCTGCAACAGCAACAATACTTGAGACTGCTAGAACAATTGGTGGAACCTCATTTGATGGTAGTGCTAACATTGCTGTCGGACTTGCCGCAACCGCAACAGCACTTGCTACTGCTAGAACTATTGGTGGAACCTCATTTGATGGTACATCAAATATTGCTGTAGGACTTGCTGCAACTGCAACAGCATTAGCAACTGCTAGAACAATTGGTGGTGTATCATTTGATGGTAGTGCTAATATCAATTTGCCCGGTGTAAATGCTGCTGGTAACCAATCAACTTCTGGTCTTGCTGCAACAGCAACAGCATTAGCAACTGCTAGAACTATTGGTGGAACCTCATTTGATGGTACAGCAAATATTGCTGTAGGACTTGCTGCAACTGCTACAGCTCTTGCGACTGCAAGAACTATTGGTGGAACTAGTTTTGATGGCACTGGAAACATTGCAGTTGCTTTGGCATCTGTTGGTACTGCTGTTACAGTAGCAGATGAATCAAGTGATACAACTTGTTTTCCATTATTTGCAACTGCTGCAACAGGTGATTTGCCCCCGAAGAGTGGTTCTAATCTAACTTTTAATGCTAGTAGTGGTTTATTGACTGCAACACTATTTGCTGGTGCGTTAACAGGTAACGTAACTGGTAACGCATCTGGAACTGCTGCTACGGTTACTGGAGCAGCTCAAACAAATATTACTTCAGTAGGAACTCTTACTGCATTACAAGTAGATAATCTTAATATAAATGGTAATACATTAAGTTCAACTGCTGGTACTGACTTGTTAATTACGCCACTTTCTGGACAACAGATTGTTCTTGATGGTGCTATTATCATTGATGCTGGTGTAGTTACTGGTGCAACAAGTATTACATCAACGGCTTTTGTTGGTGATATAACTGGTGATGTTACAGGTAATGCTGATACAGCAACTACACTTGCAACAGCAAGGACTATTGGTGGTACATCATTCAATGGTTCGGCAAATATTGCTGTAGGACTAGCGGCGACGGCAACCGCATTAGCTACAGCAAGAACAATTGGTGGAACATCATTTGATGGTACAGCTAATATCGCAGTTGGTCTTGCTGCAACAGCAACCGCATTAGCTACAGCAAGAACTATTGCTGGTGTAAGTTTTAACGGTACTGCAAATATTACTCTTGCTTCAACAGACTTAACAGACGTTACAGCAACTGCTGTTGAACTTAATATTTTAGATGCAAGTGCTGGTAATACTGCTGTTGCTTCTGATGTTGCATCAAGCGCAGGTGCAGTCACATCAAACAATTTTAAAATTAAACACACTCTTACGTTAGCTGCTACATTAGCTGATGATGCAGAACATGCAGATGTTGTAATTACAAGTGATAAAGTATTAGCTACATCTGTTGTGTTAGCAAATGCAAGTATAGATGTTCATGTAGATGTTCATACAGTAGTAGCTGGGTCATTTAAAGTTCGTATTACTAATAAATCTGGTGCTACATTAGCAGACGACTCTACTATGATTTTGAATTATAGAATAGTATAGGAGAATTTAAATGGCAAATAAATTAGTTGGAATAGGCAACGCAGCAGACGATGGAACTGGAGATACTTTAAGAGTATCTTTCGATAAAATTAATGACAACTTCTTAGAGATTTATACTCTAATTGGAGATGAATCGTCTTTGACGAGTGGTATTAGTGCAACTGCGACATCAGTAACTTTAACTGCGCCAACAATTACAGGTGTAGTTGCTGGAACGCAAACATCTGCTACTATTACAACTTTAACAGGAACTACGTTTAATGCTGGAACTCTTGCATTAGCTGCTGGTTCTATTACAGATAGTTCTGGAACCATTAATTTCGGTAATGAGAATCTAACAACAACAGGAAATATTAGTGGTAATGTTACAGGTAACGCAGATACCGCAACAGCACTTGCGACTGCGAGAAATATTGGTGGAACCTCATTTGATGGTAGTGCTAACATTGCTGTAGGACTTGCTACAACTGCCACAACTCTTGCAACTGCTAGAACTATTGGCGGTGTTTCGTTTGACGGTAGTGCTAATATAAATCTGCCCGGTGTAAATGCATCTGGTAACCAATCAACTTCTGGACTTGCTGCAACTGCAACAGCACTTGCGACTGCTAGAACTATTGGTGGAACAAGTTTTGATGGGACTGCTAATATTGCGGTAGGACTTGCTGCAGAAGCAACCATACTAGAAACTGCTAGAACTATCGGTGGA